GGTTCACCCTAGGAGAATTTTGTAAAGTACTTGCATACGAAGAGACGTGCATACGTAAGAGATGTACGTACGAAGAGATGTATTGTATTAATACAAGTTTTAACATACGTTATTCCACGATACGGAACACAAAAATTTATTCTGAGGTATACACTCAGATAAATTTAAAAATTGTCAATATGACTGGAAGCCTGATCGACTTCATAAAATACTGCACAAAGGTAGCAGGAGATCACAAGCTCGGCATGTATCATAGCTGAGCGTTTAGCGTTGAGGTAGATCCCCTTAACGCACCACACACCGCCGACACGGCGTTAAGTTCTCTGTGAAGTGCACTTTTGAGTGCACATGTAACTATCAGAGTCCACCGTGAGACACATTTTAAAAACTAGAATTTAGAACGTTTGATTTTATATTATAAACGGAAAAGTTTACATAACCGACCACGAATCCCCCTTTAATAATAGATTTTCGTTATTATCTTTCTCACCCGCAGTAGGGTTGAACGAGAAGGAAAGAATCTAACTATTTTAAAGAAGAATTGGACAAATTCGAGTATGTTTAATGCGACGAACCGCGGCGACATTTCCTACAATATATGTTCATGTATTATTCAATTTCAGGTAGCCTACACCGGGCTACTAGGGTTGCTCGCAGCACCCGCCCTTTAAGAGTTAACGCATGGCATTGAGGTATGATCAATGAATTCTTACACGTACTGAACGACAGATTTTGAAATAAAGCTTGAGTTGCACCCCCACTTGTTATCCAAAATGAAAAGTATTTTTATTAGCGGAAACAAGGGCAAAAGCGAGCAGACAAGTGTCGTAGGTAAGAACGTAAATTACCAAAAAATTTTGGCTGAAGATGGAGTTATATATAGGCCGCAGAGTTTATTATTTCCTGGAAAAGTGGCATTTCTGAATCACTTACGCAAACAATTATCAGATGTTGCCATTTCCAAGATTGAAGGACTTATTGCCTTATATAGTGCCTTGTCCGAAGTGAGGACATGTAAAGGATTTTTGGGTGTCTTGACATTATATATTAAGACACATAGTAGCGAGTCGATTATGTCTCAGCTACAGGGTATTGTCACAGCTCTTTTTGGTGACATTAGACCCCAGGACTCGTCTAGACCGAAGTGGTTAGATGATATGTCTTTGGCTTTGACGGATTGGAAATTGTTATTAAATTCACCATCGTTTTCAAAGGTTTCTAGAGTGCTATCGTTGTTGGTCACACTCGGAATTATGGAAAGGAAATCAGTGAATTTAGGCAATTTTGAGCTTTTTGCGATTGAAGCACAGACTAAGCAGAGCAATGCTATTGATTTGATTGATGCTCTGATAGAGACTGTTGTTTTCTTTGCTGAAGGAGCTTACCAGTGTTTTTTAACTGGCTCCGTTAAGCCTTTGTTGTTTTCGTCTTCTGAAGTTATCCAAATAGAGGAAGCTTACATTCAGAAGATTGAAGAATGGGAATTCGTTCGTAATGGAAATTTGGAACGTTTTACCAGTAAGACTGAAGCGATGTTTGATAAGGAATTGGAAGAACTCTTGTCTAAGTTGCACGATTTATATAAGACTATGCCTTCGGGTACGGAGAAAAAGATCGTACAACAGAAATGGGAGGCTCTATCCAAGATTCGAACTGAATTTATCGCTGTTCGCGTGAGCGGAGGCTTACGAAAGGCGCCATATTGCGTGAAGATATATGGTAATTCTGGTGTTGGAAAATCCACTTTTGCTGACATAACTATGGTTACTGTTTTGAAAGCTATGGGTTTACCAAGTACGTCAGATTATATTTGCACTTTGAATGAATCTGATAAGTACATGTCAACCTATCGCTCGTATATTACAGGTATTAAGATGGATGACTATGGTAACACTAAGATGGATTTTTGGGAGAAATCCCCCTCGGATTGGATTATTAAGATTTGTAATAATATTCGTGAATATGCAGTTATGGCTGATATTGCCAATAAGGGAAAGATTACTATTGAACCCGGATGTTTAACGATAACTACCAATGTTGAGGATATGCATGCTTCTAAATGCTCGTATAATTCGATGTCTATTTTGAGGCGTGCTCATACGCATGTTGAGCTTAATGTGCGTCCTGAATTTTTGACGGACAATATGTTGGATTCATATAAAGTCCTCCAGAAGTTCGGGAGTTTGGACCAAGTTAATGATATTTGGCTCGTTACGATTAAGAAGCCTTTGGGAAACTCTAACAATTCGCAGAGTTTCAATAATTTTGAGATTATTAAAAAGGATATTTCTATTTACGAGTATATGTCGTATTTGGTGGAAAAGGTGAAGATTCACAGTGCTTCGCAATGTAGCATTGTTGATTCTTTTAAGGAACCGTCGGATATTGTTCACTTTTGTCAAAAGTGCTCGAAGTGTTCGCATGATTGCAATTGTGAGCTTGATCCTCAATTTGGAGATCGCATTGCTAAGGTGATAACTGATAAGGTTGCGGTAGCTAAGTTGGACTTTGGATTGAAGAAATTGTCTTTTGAGACTAAGGTTGAAGATTTGGCTGTCGATTATATGCTTAAAGCATGTAATGACTTCTGGAAATCGCCTTATGCTTATTGGACTTCCTGGATGCCTGAGAGCATAATGTCCCATCCTTATGCAAAAGTGTTTGTTTTGTGGACTGGTTCTTCCTTTTTGGTTGAGGATGTTAAGAAGGCAAGGAGAGCTATTGTAGCTCAATTTTTGTTAGGTTGTGTGTTTTGGTTGTTCCTTTGCCCCGCTTTGTTTGTGATTTATTTCACAATCGGTGGAGTTTATACCATGACACTATTGAGCAATTTGGAAGTTGCTAGGCAGAATGCCTACATGGAGGAAATTTGCAAACGACGTGGTTCTTTGCACAAGGCTTTTATCTCAGCTCGAGAAAAGCATGTGCACTATGCTTGCGGAATTTTTGCTGGTTTGACTGTGTTGTATGGAGTAGTTCAAGTCGTTAAGGCTTTGAAAGATTCCATTAATGTACAGGGTATGCTAGCACCGAAAACTGTTGAAGATATTAGGAATAGGGATGCTGAAGTTAATCCTTGGAATAAGGATGCCAATGTTCTACCTAAAATTAATCAGTCGTTCTTTGGAGATGATGCCGGTGTTAAAGCTATGCAGAAAGTCATAGCTCAAATTGAGATTGGGGAAACTTTTTCTAATGCTCTTATATTGAAGACGCATATTGTGATGTTTCCTTTACATCTATTACCAGCGTCGCCGACTCTTGCTACTATTTTGTTTAATGGTAGGAAGATTCGTTTTGTGTTGAATCCGGAATTGGTCTATCGCATGCCGAATAAGGATGCGGTTATTGCTTATGTTCCTAATTCAGGTGATTTTAAGGATATTACCGGGTTTTTTATGGAATCTCCTTGTAAGGTAGCGATGACCTGCAAGATGGTTGGATTGAAACCAGATCGTAGTGGTTTTACCACTGATTTGTTTTGGCAGTATGTGGATGCTTTGCATAATGGTTTTACTAATTTTGCTGGTTCCCACTATACTTTGAATGGAATGAATACCTTCAATGGTATGTGTATGTCACCTATTATTACACAAAATGGAAAGAGTGCCATTCTTGGAGTGCACATTGGAGGAGTTTCTGACACTCCACGTGGATGTGGAATGTCTTTGACTAGACCTGAAATTGAAAAGGCGATTTCTATGCTGTATAAGAAGAGTTCTGCCTTTTTGCCTGGTCCCCAGGCGTGTGATGTTGAGGATGAAGTCTATAATAAGATGATTGCTGTGAAGCCAGGTGTTCACCGTAAATGTCCTACCAATTTCATTACTGGAGATTGTGATTTGGTCGTTTATGGGTCCATTACTGGTAGAAGTACGTACCATTCTGATGTCATTGAGACGCCAATTTCTGCGTTGGTAGAAGAAGTGTGTGGTGTGCCCAATGAATGGGGAGCGCCTAAATTCACTAATCCTGTGGTTAGAGCCGATGGAAAAATTGATAGTGGCGTTTGGAAGCCCTGGTTTGCTTCACTGGAAGTGTGTTCTAAGCCTTCTATAGGTTTTGATCCTAAGGAGGTAGATGCTGCCATGGAAGATTACTTGGCTGAATTGTATGAATGTTTTGACAATCAAACCAAATTGTGGAAGGAGGATATGAGGCCCTTGACAGATATTGAGATCGTTTCGGGAATCGATGGAAAGCGTTTTATTGACGCTATGCCTGCTGGAACCTCTATGGGCTATCCGTTGAATGGTCCTAAGAGGAACCATTTGATTGATTTGGAACCGACGGAAGACCATTCTTGTCCTCGTACCTTTACCAAAGAGATTTGGGATGAGGTTGATAGACTTTATGAGTTAGCTGATAAAGATTGTAGTCTTAATCAGATCTTTGGAGCTTCGTTGAAGGATGAACCTACAAAATTGTCGAAGGATAAGGTTAGAGTGTTCCAGGCTGCGCCTGTTGCTCTTCAGATTTTGGTTAGGAAATATTTTTTGCCTATTGGAAGATTCATTTCTATGAACCCTTTGGTTTCTGAATGTGCTGTTGGCATTAATTCCTCTGGTCCTGAATGGAATGAATTGTCTGAGCATATGGCTAAGTTTGGTGATGATAGGATCATTGCTGGAGATTACTCTAAGTATGATCTTAGGATGCCTGCCCAATTGACATTGGCTGCTTTTGCTGTTATGATTAAGTTGGCTATGAGGTCAGGAAATTATTCTGAGCGGGACATTAAGAGGATGTTTGTGATTGCACATGAAGTGTGTACACCTTTGATTGCTTATAACGGTACTTTAATGAGGTTTTTGGGAACTAATCCTTCTGGCCAAAATATGACCGTTTATATCAATAGTGTTGATAATTCTCTTTTGCATAGATTGAGTTTTCGTTCTGCTTATTCTAAGGAAGAATTGAAAGCGATTGGAGCTAAATTGAATCTTGGAAGGCCTGCGCGCTTTAGAGATTTAGTAGCTTTGGCCACTTATGGAGATGATGCTAAGGGAAGTGTCAGACCTGGGTATGATAAGTTTAATCATGTCTCTATGGCTAACTATATGGAAGCCAATGACATGAAATTTACCATGCCTGATAAGGAGTCAGATCCCGTTCCTTTTATGAATAGGTATGAAGCTGAATTTCTAAAGAGAACTGATCGCTTTGATGAGGATTTGGGCGTTTATGTGGGAATGCTTTGTGAATCAAGTATTTTCAAATCTTTACACTCTATTTTGAAATCTAAGGTTGTTTCACCTCGTGATGTTTCGGCTATGAATATTGAAGGAGCTTTGCGTGAATGGTTTTTCCATGGTGAAGAAAAATTTGAGTTGCGTCGTTCTCAGATGCGAGAAATCGCTATGAGGGCCGGCTTAACTGTGCGTGATTTGGATAAAGATTACGCTACTCGTGTTGAGGAATGGAAGGATAAATATGTTCCTCAATCTGGTACTCATGTAAATGAGGAGGAAGAAGCTTTGAAAAGGGAAGTTGTTCTAATGTTTGGAACACCTACTCTTTATGATGAACCGATCATGATTTCTAATCTTGGGCGTCCTGATTTGGTCTATGTGTGTGGCAAGTTTATTGTTACTGTTGAGACTAAGGTTGTGAAGGGAAAGATTTCTCGCTATCACAAAGCTGTCTCGCAGTCTATTAAGTATGCTACAGCGATTTGGACTTTGAGGCCTGATGCTACTGTTGTAGGCATCATCTACACAGAAAATGGTTTTGAAGTTGTGCGGCATTTTGGCAACCAGACTTGCCCTAAGCGTTTTGCTAAGGTATTGAATGGTGCTGAGTGCAATAATGGGAGCCTCAAGTGTTGAGGCTGCATTGACCGTCATGTCATTAAACTGTCTGGGGGCGGAACTATCTGTCATCAAGAATCTAAGGATAAGCCAAAAATAGTAGGGTATGTATGGATGACGGATGTTTTATATGTGTGGTAACTACCTTATATACATAACGCTTTATACTCTTGGGAATCGTAGTGGTTTACAGTATTTACTGTAGAGGATTTACCGCCTCAAAAAAGTGTTACGACAGGGGTGAACACTGATGCTTGTTCACACCCCGTGCAAAACAAAGCGCATTACTAATTCTTTATTTTTATTTAATAATTTATATTTCCAAAATTTGTATCAACCACAATCGGGTGTGGTTGGTACGGTGGAGATGGAGAAGCCATCCCACGTTGATCAAACGATCACTTCATTTGCGGACCAAACTGCTGGTTGGACCGTTGATATTGCTTCGCAGCCAGATTCTACTATGGACTTGGTTGCTAGTACTCCTTCGGATATTGGGAGTTTTCTTGAGCGTCCAGTAAGAATTGGGACGTATAGTTGGGCCGTTGGAACACCTTTGTTTGAGAAGTTCAATCCTTGGACGCTATGGGTAGAAGATTCCAGAGTCAAGGAGAAGATGGCTTACTACAATTTGCTTCGTTGCAAGTTGCATGTTAAGGTTGTCATTTCTGGGACAGGATTTCATTATGGCAGGGCTTTGATGGCTTATAATCCATGGTCGGCTACAGATAATATTACAGTTACACGTAATTTCTTGGAAGTCGATATGGTACAATTGTCACAAAAGCCACATGTCTTTTTGAATCCTACTCTGAATGCAGGAGGTGAAATGTTGTTACCTTTCTTTTACAATCATAACTACATGTGTCTACCTAACCTTGAATATAGGGATATGGGAGAGATGTATATTAAGTCTTTCCAAGATTTGGCTCATGCCAATGGTGGGGATGATCCAGTACATATTACTGTATATGCATGGGCTGAAGATGTTTCTTTGACTGTTCCTACTTCAGTGTATACTGCGCAGGCTGGTAAGCGTCTCACTTCAGGTGATGAATATGGGAGAGGTATTGTCTCTGGAACTGCTTCTGCAATAGCTGAGGCAGCAGGTTCACTTGCTGATGCTCCGGTGATTGGTCCCTATGCTCGTGCTACAGAGGTTTGTGCAAGAGCTGGGGCTGATGTAGCGAGGCATTTCGGTTATAGTAGACCACCAGTGTTGTCAAATACCACCTTGATGAAACCTTTGTTGGGTGGAAATCTTGCTAATACGGATGCTGATGATGCTGTTGCTAAGCTAACATTGGATTCTAAACAGGAGATTACTATAGATTCACGAACTGTAGGATTAGATGGGAAAGATCAAATGGATCTTAAGTCTATTGTTACGCGTCAATCTTATCTCACTCAATTTACTTGGAGTCCTTCTACGACTGTTGATTCACTGTTGTGGAATTCACGAGTTGGACCTGCTATGTGGCGTAAAAATGCTGATGAACTACATCCAACTCCGATGTCTATGATTGGTTCTCTGTTTGAGAAATGGCAAGGAACTATCAAGTTTAGATTTCAGATTGTTAAGTCTGGTTTTCACAAAGGTAGACTATTGATACGTTGGGATCCACATGCACTAGTTGGTGGAGTGCAGTATAATACTGTTTATTCCCGTGTTGTGGATATTGCTGAAGAGGATGATTTCGAGGTGGAAATTGGTTGGGGACAATCTGAACCCTTCCTTAAAACTACTCCGATTACTGGATCAGGCACGTTGCCTTATTCCACATCTACTTTGCTTGCTGACACTACTAGTAAGTGGAATGGAGTAATGGATGTTAGGGTATTGAACACTTTGGTTTCACCAAGTGTTGACTCATCAATACAGGTTAATGTTTTTGTATCTATGTGTGAGGATGCCAAATTTGGTGGACCCACATCTGAAGGTATTAAGAACTTAAGTGTTTTTCCTGGTGATGATTTAGCTCCACAGTCTGGTTATAGACCGCAAGCTGGTGAGTTATTGGCCGATACTACTTCGGAGGATACAGATAAACCAGCAGAAACACACGCTATTACTGCTATAGCACCCATAATGTCGATTACAGATAAGCAGATGCAAGTCTTTTTCGGTGAGAGTCCAAAGTCTCTTAGAGAATTATTTCGACGTTATTGCTTTACGCAGATGTATAGCCAAGCACCAGATACTACAAATTTAGTGCATTGGAAACTTGTTACTTATGCTCTTCCGGATTCTTATGGTTGGGACGTAAATGGACCGACTACATACACTACTGCTTCTGGAACCAATCCTGCTACTTTAGTGCAGCAAACACCACTCAGTTTTATGATGCCGTGTTATGCTGGTTGGAGGGGTAGTTTGAGAAAGAAGTTAGCATGTGTAGGCGATTTCAGATGGCCCATAGTGTGTAGATCAGGCTTTGATGGTGTTGAAAATACAACAACAACAATTGGAACTACACCTGCACAAGTTGTTCCTTACATTAGTAGGAATTACGGAATTGAAGGGTTCAATGGACAGTGTATCCAAGACATTAATAATGTCGGAACTATGGAGGTAGAATGTCCTTATTATATAGGGAAGAGAATGTCTACAGCTCGTACTCCAACTTACTCATTCAACAATGGTTGTGAGAACATAAAGTTTGAGACTTTTCTCAGGGCGAATTCAAGTGTTGTCAATCAATCAGCGCGAGTTCTAGAGTTTTGTGCAACTGGTGAAGATTTTTCACTATTTTTCTTTACTGGTTGTCCAATTCTCTATGAGTATGCTCTTAATTAATTGCATATTTAATTACATAATTTATATTGAGGGGGCGCCTTTTATTTATACGCAAGGGACCGGGATCCTTAAATCCCATTTAGTCAGACGTGTGCCCGTCTGAGCGGCTTATTTTTATAAGTCGTTGTCAGGAGAATTTTTCTCTGCAAATATTGGTTATTAACCATCGGTTTTTATTTTGCAGGGATTAATTTTCCTGCAGGAGTTTTTAACGATGGTCACAATTTCTTATAATTGCACTGACATATGTATATATGGCTACGGGTTAACCAATCCCGTGTAGGCCCATTTGTTCTTTTGTTGGTCACTTACGCAAA